AATGAGCAGCAAAGTGCCCGAGGATCCAACTCCGCGACAAGTTCAAAAAACTCGTCTCGAGACTCCGCCAGGATAACTCTAGCCCACTTCGAGCTAGCCTCAGATATTGCAGCTCGGCCGATTGGCTTCTCGAGCCCTCCTGCAACCACATCGCCATCCTTTGTCGCATACGCCCAACCCTTCTCCGGTGTGCTGTAGCCAGCGACAACATTTGGGTGCCGTCCCGCCACATCGAAAACACGGACATTTCGTGACTCAAACCGCCGTTCGAACATAAAGAAAGCATGGAGATGAATTCCCCCATCTTCGTGATCTTCTCGTCCAATGATACACTCAGCTCCAAGTCGTCCAAGATGGTCATTAACTGCCCAGGGATCCAGGTTACCGCACTGAGCATAGGTGAGGAGTCCATACTTGGCTGCGAAGCGGAAAGTCATGAAGTCAGGTGACTGCCACAGTAGACAATTAATGTTATTGTCTACTGTGAACAGTGGCAGTGGGACCTCTTAAATAGTGGGAGGCCTCGGCGTTAAGCGAGCCTATCCCCGCTAATTCCGGCGGAATTAGTATATAAACCCCGCCTACCCCCGCTTTTACCCTACCCAACCTAACATGTCCACTCAGCAAGATGCCGTACCGAAGAAGCTATCGAAATCGAGGCGCACCCCGCACAACCCGGCGTACAAGCCGCCGACGTTACTCCGCAAAGAAGAGCTATTCCCGTCCGACGACTCGGACAAAGAAAATATACCGCCGGACTTCAAAAAAGAGGATTCTAAACATCACGTCGAAAAAAAAGAGGGATGACATGCTCATTCTGACTAATGTCCTCCCTGACCGGTCCCGCCCCACCACGTACTCCTCCAGTTTCGCGCAAATAAGCGGAGGCGTTGTCGCGTCTGAGGAGTATACTTTCGTTTGGTGCGCAACTGCGCGCTCTAATGTCCTTGGCACCTCACCCCCGGTTACACCCGACGATGCTGCTACTCGTACAGCAACCACTTGCTTCATGCGTGGTCTCAAAGAAGTATGTGAGCTGCAGGTTACCACCGGTCTCCCTTGGCAATGGCGTCGAATCGTCTTCGCCATGCGAGGCAATACCCCCGACTTCAATGTTGGTGGGAATTTCTATCTCGCGAACCTTACCAGTAACGGTTACCGTCGAACGGTAAACGAAATATTCGGTGCCGGAAAAACTCAGTTTTACCACCTTCTTTTCGCGGGCGCTCAGGCTACTGATTGGAACGACCCGCTTATCGCCAAGATCGACACGGTTCGTGTTGATTTAAAGTATGACCGGACGCGCACTATTGCCTCTGGCAATGAGCAGGGGATGATCCGTGCTTACAGGCACTGGCACCCTCTCAACAAAAATCTCGTATACGATGACGACCAGAACGGCGGTGACAACGATCCCTTCCTTTTTAGTGTGTCTGATAAGCGAGGCATGGGGGACTTAATGGTTGTGGATATTTTTAGACCAAGAGGTGGATCAACAACGAATGATTTATTGACGTTTAAGCCACAAGCTACTCTGTACTGGCACGAAAAATAGGGCTGTCGATATGTACAATATCGCAGTTGCCTAGCAGCCAGTCCACATCAGCCCCTTTGTCAGCCAATGGGGTTGAGTTACAACAGTATATAGCCGGCCTCCCCCAACGAATCAATTTTTTGCCCTTGTACTTGTCTGTTGCATAAAATTGTGCCTGCGCCCCCAACCAAAACTTGTAAGAATGAAAAAACTCTAAGCCACCCTGCATATCGTCGAATACGGCATAGTCGACGTCCTCGAGTGACTCATCAAGGCAGAAAAGACCGCCAAAGTAAGCATGGTTGCCTAGCGACCTTGCCCATAAGGTTTTGCCTAGTCGAGTATCACCAATTAGAATCAGTGATCTAGGTCGTCCTGTAAAACGTTAGCCTATACTATGACAGCGGGCACGGCCCCCAATTCCGTGTCGGGGCCATTGTCTGAGCGAAGCGAGTGGCCCGACTGGGGGCCGTGAGTAAGACCATTACGTAAACTCCAAGCCAGACTATTACCGGTGGGCCCCCCCGAGCTTGCGAGGGAGGGGACGCTTACCAACAACAGATCCTGCCAAATTTCGTTGTACCCAGTTGCCCAGTTCTGGAAACTGGTCCGTGCAGAAAGAAACCCCTCTGGGACTGACGTACGGATCGATAGTTGGTCGATATCTCCAGTCGGCGTAAGCTCGTAAAGATCCGAATGAGCAGCAAAGTGCCCGAGGATCCAACTCCGCGACAAGTTCAAAAAACTCGTCTCGAGACTCCGCCAGGATAACTCTAGCCCACTTCGAGCTAGCCTCAGATATTGCAGCTCGGCCGA